ATAAATCCAGTTACAGGTAAGAAAATTTATAAAGAAGTACCTGATAAATTTGAATTTTGGTTAAGCAAATTTGTAATAAAAAATGATATTGAGGAGGACGAAGACGATTTTTAACAAATATAAGTATACAGATAATGAAATGGAAGAGTTAATATCTTCCATTACAATCCTTATTGACACAAGGGAGAAAGTCAATTCCCACATTACAGATTACTTTGATCGAAAAGGAATTTCATATAAAAAGAAAGCACTCGGTTATGGAGATTATTCGTTCATGATTCCTGCAAATGAGAAGTTATCCATACCTCGTGATTTGTATTTTAATACAACATGTGTCATTGAGAGAAAAGCTAGTCTTGAAGAGATAAGTAATAATCTGACAAAAGAGCGTGAAAGATTTGAAAAAGAATTATGTCTTGCACCAAAAACTAAAGTTCTGTTGATTGAAAACGCTTCTTATGAAGATATTGCAACAGGAAATTATGATACAAAGTATAATCGGAAATCATTCATTGCATCAATACACAGCTTTTGGTTCAAATATAATATTCCAGTTATGTTCATGCCAAACAATCAATACTCAGGATTATTTATTAGGGAGTATTTTGAATATTTCTTAAAGAATTATCTTAGATAGAGAGAATAATACAATAGAGGATTTCTGGAATGCCCATAAATAGGGCGTTTCAGAGACTCAAAAAACCAAGGAAAGACGGATTTCCTGTTAGTCATTCATTGAAAAGAAAGGAGAGAATAAATAAATGAAAATGCTTGTGTTTTATCGGTCAAGAGAATATACAAATGCAATTATATCTTCAACAAGGCATAAATTGCAAAATATGGATATGGCAAAAGGTCTTGACGTTGATTTTATTAATTTAGATAAAAGAAACTACATTAAGGTATTGGCTCAAATGGAAGAATTGCCACGCTTTGTATATATTTGGTATGACGAAGAAAAGGTTACAGATTATATTAATGAAACATACCCATCAATAGAAGTCTTACATTTTGATATGGAAAATTCAGTCGAAAAACATAATAGTGGTTTTTATGGATATACAACAAAAGAATATAAGTTAGCAGATTTAATGCTTCAGAAATTTAAGGATAGTCTTGTAAAGAAAACAATGTATCAGGTTGATTCTTTATATAAAATTTCAAAAATGGACATAGTGGATTTTCTTTATGTGAGCGATATATAACAACAGAAAACGGATATGATTTTTTAGAAACTCTTATATGTTGGTAATGAAAGGAAGGAATATGATAATGGGTTGTTTTGATTATGTTAAAGGGAAAATAAAATGTCCAAATTGTAAAACTATATTTGAAGCAGAGGATCAAGTAAAATGGACAAACTGTATGCTTCAAGAGTATGAAGTTGGAGACAAAATACCTGCAAAAGATGGTGAATATACATATGGTTCAAGCGAAAGAGGAAAGTTAATATCATTCTGTCCAATGTGTGATTCACTTATTTCATTTAAGGTTGTCGTAAAAAATGGAAAAGTATACAAAGTAAAAGAAACTGGTTTGATTTTATAGAAGATTGGAGATGAAGAAAATTGAATAGAAGAAAACTTAAGAAAGCATTTATTGAAACTATTAAAGAAATGTTTGTAGTGTTTATATTTACGATTGCTGGATGCTTAATTGCCACGTTTAGTAATGCTATTACTGGAACAATCGCATACGGATTAGCATTTATGTTTATAATTGTATTCGCAGCGAATATGTATTTGGAATATAAAGATCTTAAATATAAAGACGAGTAAATTGGAGTTTCATTGGAGGTGATTCTTACGGAATGGTATGTACTCTATAGTGATTCAAATGCACGAAAAATTGTTAAATGGAACATATTCAAGCATGGAGCTTTTAAAAAAGAAGTAGACAAGCTTTTGAAAGAAAATTTAACGAAAGACGATTTTTCAGAAAAACTTGGAAGATTGCTTATGTATTATACGTGGTCTAAAAGCGAATATGAAGTAATCGTATCACCTTGGGTTGGACGAGCAGAAGATATTAAAATTGATGTTTACAGTCAGGTACATATGAATTGGGATAGATTTGTTGATTATGTGTGGTCTTTTAGATAGCGAACAGGAGGACTAAAATTGGGATTTGAGACAAGTGAAAAATTGGATAAATGGGTGGAAAATCATAGAAAAATATGTTGTGGTTTTCATTCAATAGTAGGCGAACAGTTTGTATACGAGTTTTTACCGTATTGTACTACAGAGTGCCAAACAGTTAAGTGTACGCTGTGTGGCAAAGAATTTACAGATTATGTTGGTTAGGAGGATTAAGATTTGAAAACAGTTTTTAATTGGATTGGTGATGATTGGAGACGAGTAAAGAATCATTGTAGAACAACCGATAATAAAGATTTTACAGAGAACGAAGCAACAGATAATTTTAAAAAGAAGTTGCTTATATCAGAACATTCACCAATTAGATTACTTGAATTTGATTGGTCATGGAAAAGTATTTATTATTGGTTGAGTACAGAATGGTCAAGACATAAATTTGAAAAATTTATTAGTTCTCAAAGAGATGATAGATTGGTTGATGATACTCCACGAGGAAAGAAACCACAAGATGCATTGGTTAATTTTGATGGTTATGCTAATGAACAAAACTGTATTGATGGATGGAGAAAAAGATTGTGTGGAAACGCCACACCAGAAGCCGTTGAATTAGCAGAAGATTTCAAAATTGAATTACATAAAACACATCCATTGGAATCCAATGTATTAGTACCTAATTGTATATATCGTGCAGGTTGTCCTGAATTTGGTTGCTGTGGAAAGATTACTGATTTTATTAAATGGGCAAAGGATAATAATAAGGAAATTAACTGGCTTAATATTCAAAATAGATATGATTTATACAATGAATGGTTTTATGAGGTACACAAATAAATGTTCATTTCTTAGGAGGTGATTAATACGAGAAATCCAAATAGATTATATAATTTTTATAACGAAGTAACCAGATTACACATGACATACATGCCTGATTGGAGAGTAGGACAATTTTGGATGAACTTTTTAGGTTGGGTACAGAATGAAAAGAAACGAGATCCGTTCTTCACAGAAGAGTCAGAAATGCTTACATACTTAAAAGAATATTGTGGAGAAAAGGAGGGAGTAAATGGATAAATTTGATATTACATCAAGGGTTGAAGAACTCAATAAAGCTTCCGAAGCTTATTACAATACTGGACAACCTATTATGAGTGATACTGAGTTTGATAATAAACTTGAAGAACTCAGACAGTGGGAAGATGAAACTGGTATTGTATTATCAAATAGCCCAACGCACAATGTTGGCGCAACAGTATTGGAGAATATAAAAGAAGTTACACATAAAACACCAATGTTATCATTGGAAAAGTGCCATAGCACAGAAGAGATTGTTAAATTTGCAAATAATCATAATCTTGTGGCTTCTGTAAAGCTTGATGGTTTAACTGTACGTCTTACTTATAAAGATGGTGATTTAGTTTTAGCAGAATCAAGAGGAAATGGTGTAGTTGGATCTGATGTGACAGAACACGTTAAACAGTTTACTAATGTTCCATTACATATTAATAAGGAAGGAACTTATATAATTGATGGTGAAGCATTAATTAAATTAGAAGATTTTGCAGAGATTAACAAAAATGGAGAATATAAGAATAGTCGTAATTTAGCAGCAGGTACATTATCAAGTCTTGATACTTCGATTGTAAAAGATAGAAAACTATCTTGGTATGCGTGGGAAGTAGTTGAAGGATATAAAGATAATTCTTTTATGGTTTCTTTATTAGAGGCATTTGACCTTGGATTTGACGTAGTTCCATTTGCTAATTTGGCATTGGCAGATATGTCAATTGATGAAGCTATTGAATATTTTCTTGATGAAGCAAAAGAGAAATTTTTACCGCAAGATGGCGTTGTATTCAAATTTGATGACATTGAATATGGCAAATCTCTTGGTAATACTTCTCACCATTTCAGGAATGGAATTGCTTGGAAAGCAAAAAATGATTCATTTGAGACAGAATTAACAGATATTGAATGGACAATGGGTAAAACAGGAAGTCTTTGTCCAACTGCTGTATTCAAGCCAGTAGAAATTGAAGGGAGTAAAGTAGAACGTGCTTCGTTGCACAACATATCCGTATTAAGACAAATTATGGGTAGACCATGGCGAGGTCAACATATTGGCACATTTAAAGCAAATCTCATAATCCCTCAGATTAGATGGGCAGAAGAAGATGATAATAAGACAAAAGATTATATTGATATTCCAAATAAATGTCCAATATGCGGATCACCTACAAAGATTGTTAAAGACAATGATTCAGAAGTTCTTTATTGTACTAACGAAGGTTGTAACGGTAAATTACTTGGCAAACTCAGTCACGCAGTAAGTAAGAATGCTTTTAATATTGATGGATTATCAGAATCAACTATTGAGAAATTCATCAATCTTGGATGGTTAAAATCAATCAAAGATATCTATCATCTATCAGAACACGAAGAAGAAATGGGGTTACTAGAAGGATTCGGTAAAAAGTCCGTAGAAAAACTTCTTTCGTCTATTGAAAAATCCCGTAACACCAATCTGGAACATTTTCTTTATAGTCTTTCAGTTCCTATGGTCGGAAAATCTGCAAGTAAAATGATAGCAGAAGCAGTAGATTATAACTTTGACAATTTTATGCAGCAGATGGCATTAACAGGAGCAAAATATTTTAAATATATTCCTGGAATCGGAAATACTTTAATTAATTCTCTTGATGATTATTTTGAAAAACATTGTTCTGATATTTTAAAATTGTCAAAAGAATTCATATTTGAATCAAAAGGTAATCGTAATACTAATGGTTCATTAAAAGGATTAACATTTGTAATAACTGGTTCGCTTAATCATTATGCAAATAGAGATGAACTAAAATCAGAAATTGAAAGTTATGGCGGCAAAGTATCAGGTTCAATCAGTTCAAAAACTTCTTATTTAATTAATAATGATGTTAATTCTACGAGTTCTAAAAATTCTAAGGCAAAATCTCTAAACATTCCAATTATTAGCGAAGAAGATTTCATTAAAATGATTCAGTAAAAATTCCAATTAAAAAAGAGAATATAAATATGTAGTAATTAACATTCAAAATAGGAGGACAAATGAAAAAACGTATAGCAATTTTAGTATGTTTATTTGCAATTTCTTTTCCTGTCGTCCCCATTTGGGGACGTGATTATAAAAGTAATATAGGAAAAGAATTAAAAATAGGCACAGAAATAGCAACAAATATTAATCAATTACTTAGTTGTATTGAATTTCCAAATATCGAAACGAAAATTGGCTATTTGAACAATTCAACAAATATAAGAGTTGAGCCAAATCTTGAATCTTATGTTGTTGAGGTAAAGCCCTTTAATACAGAAATTGAATATTATGACTATGACGAAAATTGGGTATGCATAGAGCAAGATGAAAATGTATTTTATGTGTATAAATCACTGATTTCAGAAAGTCCAACCGACTACTTATCATATAATACCCCCTATAATAAAATTAAAAGTTATATGAGTTACAAATCCATAACATCAAAATCGAGTGACCAATATAAAATGCAGCAAATAGCATATACCGGCAATTATGGTATTCGTCAGGTAAATGGAAGATATTGTATAGCGGTTGGCTCTGCATATACCACAAAAATAGGTCAGTATATTGATCTTGTATTAGAAGACGGAACAATCATTCCGTGTATTTTAGCGGATTGCAAGGCTGATATTCATACTGATTCTAATAATATTTGTACCAGCGATGGTTCATTAGCTGAATTTATTGTTGATATAAAAGCATTAAGTAAAACAGTTAGATATACAGGCGATATTTCTACTGCATGTGAAGATTGGGAAAGTATGATAACGCAAGTAATTGTTTACGACAAAAAGTCCAGCTAATAAATGTCAATAGTAAAATGAGAAAAAATCTATTTTATTTTCTGACTAAAAAAGGGCGGACTTTCCCCTTGGTGAAAATATCGTTTTTTGAAAGATATTGATTCATTGGGTTCATAGTATTTTATGCAGCTATGTCGCATTTAGCAGAATTGTATTGTTTGATATGCTCCTGAGGAGCAATGATTTTGAATGGTTTGTTGTCTCTGAGTATTGCAAATATCATATTGCATACCTTATGTGAAACAGCTCCCATTGCTACGAGCTTTGGTTTTGAGTCACATTTTTTGAGGTAGTACTCACGAAGAACTGGATTTTTAGCTTCTCTATTACGGGAGATACTGATGCTTTGTAAGGTTAACGTGTGAATAACACGTCTAGCTATGGCAGAACCACGCTTAGACATTTGAACCTTGGTGCCTTCAAATTTACCGGATTGCTTTACTGATGGATCAAGACCAAAATAAGCGAAAAGTTGTTTGGGCTTTGAAAATGCTGAAAAGTCACCAATCTCACCCATAATGGATACAGCAGACAAGAAACCAGCACCTTTGAAAGTTTCAATCAAATGAATCTGCTTGACAAAGTCAGCATCTTCATTAGCATCAACAAGCTCGTGGAGTGATTCAAGAATGCTGTTGATTTCTTCATCATATTTACGTATGAAGCTGATATAAAGGCGAATACGCTTGATGTTGCTGTCTATGATGTAACCAAACTGATTTGCATCAGTTGCCGCCTGAATTATGGCATTATACTTATTTTGAGCATATGTAAGCCCAAATCGAGCTGTGGATTTGATGATATCAATAATCTCTTGCTTGTCTGCTTTAAGAAAAGCTGATGGAGAGGTATAAGTCTCCAATAATGTAAGAGAAGTGTTGATAGTAACCTTGGAAAAGATGCCAAGATACTGTGGAAACGCCATGCGTAATTCACCCTGAAGCTTATTCACATAGGCACTGCGATTATCCATTAAATCGTAGTATTCACGGCATAGGTTACGGCAGTTTAGAGCAAGATCTGAAGGCATAAGTGAAACCTTTAAATCAGGTTTCAAACCAACCAAAGCAGCTTTTTTAGAATCAAAACGATCATTATGTACTTTTCGTATGTTGATATTTGTGCTATTCTTAGTGATGATAGGATTAATAACCGAGCAGTTAAAACCCTTATCACGAAGATAGCAGAAGAGTGGGTAATGATAAATTCCCGTGGATTCGAGGAAAATGCGACTTTCCAAAGAATACAACTCTTCTGCTTCTTTTATTTTAGAAACAGCGGTTGTAAGGGAATCAATACTGTTATGTAGGATTTTGTAAGGTTTTCCTACGAATTGTTGGTTTGGAAGTGCTATAGACATCCAGGAGAAATCAGCACCGACATCAATACCAACAGAGATGAATAGTTCATCAAGATTAAAAATAACTTTGTTTGACATGAGCAATAGCCCCTTTCTGATAGGAATCCATTTCCAATCTGGCAGGTACACAACCTAGCGTGTTATTCGGGTATGGCCTTCAGGCTCCCAACCAGCTAAAACATAAAACCCTGTCGAATGGACTAATTGACTTTATTGCAGGTATCAGTCACAGAAGTGACTTCCCAAGGAGGTGAACATTCTTTGTCCTATCCTAAGAGATAATACCTTATGTTTTATCTGGTGTCTATCAGGAACCGTCAGACATGATAATTATTATGGATAACATCTGATGAAGGAAGAATCCCTTCTTTTGTTATCTGATTTACAGAAACTTATTAACCAAGTAGTCTTGATTGACTACACCATTATTATACTAGGAGGAGATTATTCCATGAAAGGTATTATTTTAGCCGGAGGATCCGGAACAAGACTTTATCCATTGACAAAGGCAGTATCGAAACAGATTATGCCGGTATATGACAAACCAATGATTTATTATCCATTATCTACACTGATGTTAGCAGGAATCCGTGAGGTGCTGGTTATCTCTACACCAAGAGATCTTCCGGTATTTGAGGAGTTATTAGGGGATGGAAGCCAGCTTGGAATGTCTTTCTCTTATGCAGTACAGGAACAGCCGAGAGGACTTGCAGATGCATTTATCATCGGTGAGAAATTCATTGGAAATGATGCAGTAGCATTGGTATTAGGCGATAATATTTTCTATGGACAGAGCTTCTCTAAAGTGCTTCGCAGTGCAGCAGAGCGTACAGAGAGCCAGCCAGGAGCAACCATTTTCGGATATTATGTAAAAGATCCAAGAGAATACGGTGTAGTAGAATTTGATGAGAATGGTAAAGCATTGTCAATTGAAGAAAAACCGGCTCAGCCAAAATCCAATTATGCAGTTCCGGGACTCTATTTCTATGACAATGATGTAGTAGAGATTGCCAAGAATGTAAAACCATCTGCAAGAGGAGAAATTGAAATTACAAGTGTTAATAATGAATATCTGAACCGTGGAACCCTTCAGGTTGAGACCTTAGGAAGAGGATTTGCATGGTTAGATACCGGAAACCATGACATGCTTCTTGATGCAGCAGACTTCGTAGCAGCATTCCAGAAACGTCAGGGATTATATATTTCCTGTATCGAAGAGATTGCATACAAGAGAGGATTCATCGATAAAGCACAGTTAGAGAAGCTGGCGCAGCCATTACTTAAGACTGCATATGGTCAGTATCTGATAGACGTTGCTAACGGATTATAA